TGAAGTCCAGCCTGACCGCCAGCGACATCAAGACCGGATAATTGATTACCCAAGTTCATATTCGCTTGAAGCTGTTGCGACCCTAAATTAGAGGCTATATTAGACAAGTTACTGCCTGAAGACATAGCCGACTGAAGACCGGCTTGACCGCCAGTAATACCAAGGTTAGCCAAGTTAGTGCCGCCGCTAGTCGCAATATTAGAGGCGCTTCCTGCCGCATTAAGCCCTTGGCTTGAAAGACCTCCCAAGTTGGCTATCTGCTGTTGCAAGCCTTGTGATGCAAGACCCTGACCAAATCGAGCCAATTCTTTTTGTACGTTTCCACCGCCAATGCCGCCAGTTGCTCCCGCGCCAGCCAAGTTAGCTCGCATCCCTTGCTCTCGAAGGAATGCCATCTGCGGTGATTCTTGATAGGCAGCATTAAATGCTTCTTGGCCTAATGCCCCTGACAGAGCTTGCTGCATCTGTAAAGCGTTAGTGCCTGCCTGCTGGTAAGGGTCGAAGGAGTTTTCCGCTCTTCCAAAGGCATTGGAAATATCGCCACGCGCTTGACCAATACCTTGATTAAATGCTCCAAGCCCTTGGGTGGTTCCTTCTCGAATCTGCGATGCGCTTAAATTCCTAGCCACATCAATTTCATTCATAGCAAGGCCGTAACCTTGAGAAAGGTCATTTCGAGCCTGACCAAAACCACTTGAAAGATCGCCTCTGGCTTGATTCAAACCGCTAGATAGCCGGTCATATGCTTGTTGTGAACCGGATGAAATATCGCCTCTGGCCTGCGCCATGCCTTGATTTAGGGCTTGGCCCGCCAAAGCGTTTGCTTGGTTTATATCTTGGCGAGCAAGGTCTGACGCTTGAGTTAGGTCTTGCCTAGCAACCCCTAGACCTTGATTGAGCGCAGCCATTCCTCTGGTTTCTGCGCCAGAAATATCACCCCTGGCAATAGCTGCTTGTGCTGCTGCATCAGCAAGACCGGAATCGTATTGAGTGCTTAGACTGGCCTGACCTGCATCAATACCTGTGTTTAAGGCATCCAGCCCTTGGGTTCTACCTGCGGCGATATCTGCTCTGGCGGCTTCTGACTGAACTCGTGCGGCCTCTAAGGCTATTGCATACTCATCTCTTATGTTTGACCCAGCAGCGGTCACCGAATCCCCTAGCGCATTAATTCCCTGAGTTGTTCCAGCAGCAATCGCGTTGGCGGCTATTTCTTTTTGAGCATTCGCTGCGGCTAGTCCTGCTGCGTTTTGTGTAGCTAAATCCGATCTTCCTGTAGCATTAATCTGGTCAAGCATATTTATGGCGTTAGTTGCGCCAGTTTTTAGTGCTGTCTCTGATCCGAGCAAGCCAGTCTGAATGTCTGATCCTTTTTCATCTAGCTTGGTTAAATTTCCAGCGGCGGCGGCAGCAACAACAGTAGAAAGCCCATTAGTGGCGGCGGCGGTATTTGCCGTAGCGGCCTTATCAGCGGCATCTGCTACGGCTGCTGCGGCAACTGCATCACGCGCAACCTTGGCGGCTAACTCAGCGGCGGTTTTAGCATCTTTTGCAGCGGCTGCTGCGGCCGCTTTGGTCGCTGCATCGGCATTAGACTTCGCTATTTTATCGGCAGCGGCTTTAGCGGCAGCGGCTTTGGCATCAGCTACCTTCTTGGCGGCGGCGGAGGAGGCAGTTTTAGCGGCAGCAGCAGACTTGGCATCGGCGGCGGATTTAGCGGCGGCGGCAGCGGCAGCGGCGGCAGCTTCAGCGGCGGCGATTTCAGCGGCTTCAGCGGCGGCAGCGGCAGCAGCGTCTTGATTCCTCTTGTTAATAACCTCCATGTTTGCTTTGACTTCAGCTTCAGTTACGTCAAATTGTTGTGCTACTTGGGCCTCACTTAATAAGCCATTGTTGATAGAGTCGGCAACCATCTGAACTTCAGCTTCGGTGTAGTCCCCGTCAGCCTCAATATTTCTCACATTAGCAGATGCCACCGCTATGCCTTGCTGAACATTTGTCAAATCTTCGGCGGTGTACATCTCTACGTCAGTTAGGTAGCTCTCAACAACAGAAGCGTCAGCCGAGAAGTAGTCAGCAACATCGTCAACACTTGCCACGCCGCTATTGATCATCTTCATAACGGCATCAACAGACTTGTCGGTGTAGCTGTTGTTGGTATAGGCATCTCTAGGAATGCCGGTTAGATTTTGAATTACTGCGGCAACGGGAACATCAAAGTAGCCAGAAACGTCATTGACATCTAATGTTCCGCTGTTGAGCATATCCTTGACTTTATTCACATCCTCATCGCTGTAGGGCGGCTTAGGAGATATGTCTTCTAAAGGGTTCTGAATTGATAGCGATGGCAATTCAAGTGCCGCTTTTTGTTGTTCTTGAGCAACACGCTGTTCCTGAGAGATTGGTATGGTGTCGAACGTTTTATCCCTCATGTCGATAAAACCAGAACCCATCCCTGACGGAACACCACTTAATGGGCTGCTTTGAGGAGATGTTGTCGGCTCCGGAAAACCACCGCTACGGCCTGCTCTGCCCTGCTGCGGGGGCATCACTGGTTGCCGCTGCCGCTGCTGCGGGGGCATCACTGGTTTCTGCGGGTTCCCCCTTTGGCCTTGTTGCGGAATTGGTTGCGTCATTGGCTGCGGAATTGGCTGCGTCATTGGTTGCGGAATTGGCTGCGTCATTGGTTGCTGAGGGGGCATAGACGTAACGCCAGACGCAAGATTAGCCGCATCAATGTTGGCCTGTATTTGAGCCGCAGGCATACCGTACTGAGCCTCTAGCTCCTGCACAGTAATTTGACCCGCATTAACCATGCGAATTACATTATCTATCTGGGCCTGCGTGTACTGTGCCATTATGGAGTTACTCCATCGAATCCAAAACTGTTTTCCTGACCATCGCCTAGTGCGGCCCTGACCTGTTCGGATGTAAATTTTGCTGGCTCTTTAGCCGTAGAGTTTGTTGTAGAATCTGTTGTCGCTAGAGGCTGAAATGTTCGCCCCCCAGCCTTTCCATAGTTATCCCAATGCCACTTGGCATATCCCTCAAGGCTGTTGAAGATATCGTTACCACTGTCCTTAATTAGCTCTCGCTTATTCTTTTCATAGTAAGCAGAAAGGTCTGGGTAGTTTTTCAAATACTGGGCGGCATCGCCTGAACTCCAATTTTCCTGCGCTTGAGTATTGGTCGAGCTGCCGTACTCTGGCGTTTCAAACGCCTTAAAGTCTAGCCCCTGCGGGTTAGTCAGTCCGGTCAGAGCAGAGTAGTCCATAGGGACGTTCTGTGGGCTTAGAGCGGAGTAATCAATAGGATCGCCAAGGGTGGCGTTACGCTGTCCCTGTAGGCCCGCCATGATTGCCTGCTGGGCCATATAATCACCAGACTGCATTACGTCATTTGCCGGTCTGAATGTCTGACCAGCTAGTGCCATGTTTTGGTTCATGGCCTGTTGGCGCACATCTTGAGCGTTTTGGTATCCAGGCGTTAATGTCTCACCGACCCTGCCGCCATACTTTTCAATCAGCGCCATGTTCTCTTTGCGCTGCTTCTCGGAAAGTTTTTGGTTCTTCTTGTTTTGTTTGTAATCAAGCACCGAACCTACAACGCTTGCCGCTGCCGATCCTGCCGCTGCTGCTGCTTCTCCTGCCATAATAAGTTCCCCTAATTAGTTAAACGGCTACCCAGCCCTTTTTAGTTACACCGCCAATATCGGGCAGCATCTTTCTATATTCGATAGTTCCAGAGGAGCCAGTAGAATTGATGTAGAGGCTGTACTGTCTCGCGTCTATAACATTCTCTGGACTTCCCGCCCCAATGATAGGAATACTGAGACTTGCTTCTTGAGTAAATAACCGGAACGCTTGGGACATAGTGCCGTCTTCTTCAACAATCGGCTGGCCTACATTGAGCCTTGGGCCTGTCACTTATCTCCACCAATCATGTTGGCAGTAAGCTGGATAATTACTGGCTTAACCGCATCGGTGAGGGTAAACCTAAACACTTCAAACCTTGCGGCCCTGCCGTTCCTACGCCAGATCGCCCTGCGATTATATTCACCAATCTTGCCCAATCCTCTGGCGATTGCTCCGCTCCATGTCTTGCCGTCTAAGCTGCGCTCCAGAACTATCTCTGGGTTTTCAACAGCGGCATTGCCAACGCCAGACTCAACCGTTAGCTCTAGGCTAGGAAAGAATACCGACATCATATTGTTCTGAAAGGGCTGTGTAGCAATAGTCCTAGTAATAGTGTTTCCGTATTCAGTATAGACCTCGGCATCTAACTCACCAACTCTGCCATCAACTATATCCCCACAGAGGATTCGGTTATACGCCTTAACAACAGAAGAGATTCTTGAAACGCCTATCGCTCCTGAGATTAAAGACTTTCGCTCATGCCATTTCTGAGATGTCGTGTCATAAACAAGCGTTGTTGATGGCAAAGAAAAAGCTATAAAGTATGCGCCCTTGTTGGCATATACCCATGAATATATCCCAGCCACCTGCGTCTGGGTCAGCTTGCTCAGTATAGAGTCTATAGCTGTTGTTGAAATCTTGGTTGTGCTATTCCCGCTTAATGCCCAGATTGCTGGAGATTCGTTTTGTCCTCCACCGACCCACATAAAGGTGTCTTGTGCATTAACCAACGAATAAGGCGAAAAACAGCCTTTCTGAAGGAATAGTCCTGTTCTTTGAAAGGGGAAGTCTGCCCCACCGATATTCTGGAAAGCCTCAAATGTCTCACCGCCTGAAATGAATAGTTGGTTTTTAAATACTACTGGTGCAACTATGTCATCGGGGTCTGATTCAGCCGTTCCAAAGTCTAATGCGTTGTAAGCTAGACCGTTGTTGATCGCGCTAACAATGAACTTTTTAGTATCTGTCGTAATTAAAAAATAGCCATCGATGAACACTACAAACTGAGGCGCACCGTTGGCTACAAAATCAGTGTCAGTAATCTCTGCGAATGCGTCAGTGACATGGTTGTAAATGTATCCCTTGCCGCCTGGAACCAAAATCATTAGCTGAGTTCCATTGTCAGCCATAGAGACTCTAGCAGTCCCCTCAACAGTCCCCAAAGTTGTCAGCTTAAAGGTTTCGCTCATTCTGTACAGTGTTGTACCGTTTACAAAATAAGGCTTGCCAACCATTTCGTGAGCGCCACGGTTAATCTCATCAAGACTCCCGCTAGTGGCTCTCTCTACAATACCCTCAGTTCCAAACAGAGTCTCTTGGTTAAGACCTACACCCTGAACAATGTTGGGATACCAGTTTGTGCATTCTTGAGCAGAAAGCGGCAGAGAGTCGCTGACATAGAAACCGTTGGCTATTGGCAGCACAGTCTGCGGCATTTAATCTATTCCAAACAATGCGCTAGACACAAGAATATTATCTGTGCTTGTAGAGTTCCGTACAAATAGTTCAACATAGTCATTTGTAGCAAAAGACTGATTAGTGGATAAAGCTAAATTCTGAGTTAATCCAGCGGCGATAGAAGCAGAAATTCTAGTCTCGGAAATCACTGCTCCATTCTTAGCTACATAAACCGAAAGGTTTTGATTTGAGGCAGACACTGGGTCTAGCGTTATTGAGGCGTGTATAGTCATTACCGCAGTAGTCGAGCCGTTGTATGTAAATCGCCCCGCTGAAGTTTGGGTAAAACCAGTGTTCACGCCAAAGGCCCACGTTCCAGCAATAAGAACAGGCGTTGCCGTAGAGGCTATTACTGTAGCCGTTGAGTTTCCTTGCAGGTAGCTCTCGGCATACGCCAGATCGTCATTGGCAGATATAGAAATGACATTGCCAGCCGCCGCTAAAGTAATCCCACTGCCAGCCAATAGGCTTACAAAGGTAGGGCTAGTCGCTGTCGTGTTCAGCATCAACGGCGATCCGGTAGCGTCAACTGTAAAGTTGTGCTTAATCTCTACGCCATTTGATGCCGATACGTTAGCCGCTATTCCAGAACCATTCTCGATGCTACGGATATTATTAACCGTTGCCTGAGTGTCTAATATGGGTGCGGCAGTAGCAGCTCCCGCCTGGACAATAGTGCCAGTAACACCAAGCCCATTTACAAAATCGGTGTAAGCGATTCGGTAGTTAGTGCTGTCAATGATGTAATTTAAATAGCTGTTGGAGCCAGAGATAGTGGTCTTGGCTACAAATTGGCTTATCTTCCTGCCCTGTGCGCGTGTAGTTGTCATACTGTACTAGTCTCCAGCCCAATGGCTCCGGTGGTTTCGGCAAGTATCTGAGCCTCTTGGTCTGCATAAAAGTGACCAGACAAGCCAAAGCCTTGGCCCTCGTTTCCTGAGCCGATAGGTAATGTACTTGGTGGATGGCTAATGCCCATCGTCTGCCCAATAGTTCGCATAGTATGCAAGCCCTCACGCGCAGCAGCTACTAAGCCTTGAGAGATAACACCGCCATAGTCAGGCGATACCTCGATAGCCATGTTAGCTATGATTCCGCGTAATGCTCCAGCGGGAACCGTAACCGCGTCACCAAG